CCAGGCGATTGATGAATAAGTGTGCTAATTTTAATAGTGAATCTAAAATATCAGATCTGATTTATATTTTTGACGATTTTCTTGATGCAGATAAATGTGATGAACTAATTCAATGGCATAAAGATAATCCAGATTTACATAGTCAATTAATGGGTAATTTCGGAGATGGGTCCGAAACTAAGGTGAATTTAGACTTTATTAGATGTATTGAAGCTACAATGCCCTTGGATCATCCATTGTCCGATGTGTTAACAGACGTTTGTCTAAGAGCATATCAAAAAGTAACAGAGAGTGGATGTAGTCCACCACAATCAGATATTTTTATAAATGGTCATGGCGTAAAATACTATAAGAAAGATGAGGGAGTATTTGAAACTCACGTAGATCAACATGCTGGGCCAACTGTTACTAGATTGTTTGCTGTTGTCATATATTATAATGATATAGAAGAAGGCGGAGAAACCATATTTCCTTACTTAGGAATAGGAGTTAAACCTAAGAAGGGGAGGGTTCTAATATTTCCCTGTAACTGGATGTTTCCACATAAGGGTTGTACCCCTACATCTGAAGACAAGTATGTTACTACAATGTTTATTGATTTTGTGCCTGAAGATATTCCTCGACCGTCCTGAGTCTATAGTTCTTTAACCATTTCATATCTGCACAGGTATAGTCTTGATACTTACCCTTTAAGTGATCAGGGAACGGGATCATTTCGATGGTTCCGTTTTCTTTTTTAGCGACTAGTTCTGCAACATCATAAAATGATATGGGATTACCAGTTCCAATATCATATATGCCACTAGGAGAATCATTGTTCATTACAATGTTAACGATGTCATTAACACATACAAAATCTCTATAGAACTTTTCCGATCCCTCAAATAATTTTAGTTTACCAGTTTCTCTAATTTGTTTAGTGAATTTAGATACTGGACTGGCTTGATCACCTTTATGATCTTCTCCTGTTCCATATACATTAAAGTATCTAAATCCTTGAATGTGTTTGAACTTATCTATATGGTCTAAGACATAGTAATCGATGATTAGTTTTGAGATAGCATATTGATTTAACGGGTTTATAATTTTTCTATTCTTCTTTTGATTTCCATATACCGATGCTGAGGATGCGTATTTTACGGGAATCTGATACTCTATTGCTTTTCCAAAGAGATGTGCAGTGAAGTCTTGATTGTAGTGTGCAATAGTCATCCAGTTCTTCTCTGTGGTGGAAGACATTGCTCCATTATGAATAATTAATTTAAGTTTATCCCATTCATCAAACTTACGGACAAACTCCCAGGCATTGTCCTGATTGACACCAATCACTTTATCCTCACCCATTTCACCTAGTGCTTGTCTGAAGTGAGAACCAATAAATCCTTTGTAACCAGTTAGTAAGATCATAAATACTTTGGAGAAACCTATAGAGTTTGGGAATGGCAAAGCCCTCTAGTAGAGACGAGTTGAAGGAATACTGTCTAAGGAAACTCGGTAAACCAGTATTGGAGATCAACGTTGACGACGATCAAGTTGAGGATCTGATCGATGATGCCATCCAATTATACCATGAAAGACATGGTGAGGGAATAGACAGAGTTTTTCTTAAGCATAAGTTGCTTGAAGTGGAGAAGGATACTTTTGCAGGTATTGCTTCTACTACCACTGGGACTAGTACCCACGGCGGCGTCTCTACAATGGAATATGAGGAAGGTGCTAATTATCTACCTCTTCCAGATTCAATCATTGGAGTAAACAAGATCTTCAAGATTGACTCTTCATCCGTTTCGGACGGATTATTCAATATCAAATATCAATTGTTCCTGAATGATTTATATTACTACGGAGCAATCGATCTGCTAAATTATGGAATGGTAAAATCTTACCTTGAGACTCTTGATTATATGATCAATCCTGATGCTCAGGTTAGGTTCAACAAGAAAAATAGAAGACTATACTTAGATATTGACCTTGGTGAAGTCACGGCTAATCATTATATTCTTATTGATTGTTACAGAGAAGTGGATCCACAATCCGCAACTTCTGTTTACAACGATCCTTGGTTAAAGAGATATACAACTTCTTTAATCAAGAGACAGTGGGGTCAGAACTTGATCAAATTCCAAGGGGTCAAACTTCCTGGCGGTCTTGAAATGAATGGTAGACAACTGTTCGATGATGCTCAGAGAGAGATCGAAGACCATGAAGAGAGACTAATGACTGAATATGCAATGCCACCTCTAGACATGATCGGATAATGCCTTTAAGTCCTTTTTTCTTACACGGATCACCTAGTGAACAGAGGTTAGTTCAGGATTTGGTGAACGAACATCTTAAGATGTTTGGTCAGGATGTCTTGTATCTTCCTAGAAAGATCATTAATGAAGCAACAGTAATTAAAGAGATTAATGCTTCTAGATTCGATGATAGTTTCCGAATCGAAGCATATCTAACCAACTTTGAGGGGTTTGGTACTCCATCAGATATTCTAACAAAGTTTGGTGTTCGTGCAACAGATGAGATTCAATTAGTAATTTCTAAAGAAAGGTATGATGATTTCATCAGTCCATTCTTGGAGATGTATCCAGAAGGTACTGTTAAATTAACTAATAGACCTCAAGAAGGCGACTTGATTTATCTTCCTTTAGATAATGCTTTATTTGAGATTAAGTATGTGGAAGGAAAGGTTCCTTTCTATCAGTTAAATGATCTCTTCATGTATGAACTTAGATGTGAGATCTTTGAGTATAAAGATGAGATCATTGACATCTCTGATGTTGAAACTGGTATGCAAGGTGAGGATATTATTGAACCGCTTGGTGGTTCTGGTACTGCTGTAATCATCAAGATGATTGGTGATACTGCAGTTTCTGCAGCTGCAAGTATTGGATATGCTTCTACATTCACCGATGTGAAGTCCGTTCAATATATTGATATGGTCAATGATGGTAGTTATATTACTACTCCTAGTGTAACTATTGCTAATCCAGAAAAAGGACGAGGTGCAAAAGCGACTGCATCTTTAACTGATAAAGCAATAACCAGTATCACAGTTACAGATTCTGGTTCAAATCACCTAGAAATTCCTACCGTTACATTCAGTCCACCGAATAGAACTACTGCAACATCAGTTAAGTTTGGTAATAATGCATTCGAACACACGAGTGCGACAGATGTAGAAAATTCTAGATTAGTATTCCCATCGACGATCGATGGAAGAAATGGCAGGATTGTAATTAGTTTCTGGTATTACCCAACTGATTTGGAACCAGATGTGAATCTTGGTGGTGTTTTAATGTGGTCCGATAGGATCAAGATCTTCCATCTACCTGACGGTAAAATTAGATTCGCATCGGCACAGACAACCACTTCATCTTCTCAGAGGATGAATCTGAATGCTTGGAACTTCGTTAGAATCGTTCAGGTAGGCACAGACGCAAGGATCAGTGTCAATGGAGTATCCCAAGGACCATATGCCAACGTAGACCCAATTCCATTCATCGGTAATGATGTGTTGCAACTGGGTGCTGACGTTGCTGGGGCAGGTAGAGCTCCAACAAGAACAGCTGGATATATTGGTGTTCTTGATCACGTCACTATTTTACATACTACTGATACCCAGTTCAGAACTGCTATAGATACTCAAATTCCCACAACTACTACAGAACAGGAAGTTGATTTACATACTAGTGAAGTAGCACAGTATATTCAAACCTGCGATAATATTGTCCCACAGGCAGTCGCTGTTATGGATGGACTGAAGGTGGATTCAATCTTCATTAAAGAAACTGGACAAGGTTTCATGAATACTCCTCTGGTTTATATTACTGAACCAGATAGAGGTGTACAGGCAACTGCGGTTGCTATTATGACAAGTAGAACTGCAAACACTGGATTAGGTATCGATAGAATTCTCCTTATCGATCCTGGTACTGGATATCAAAGTCCACCTACAGTAACCATCTCTGGTGGCGGCGGTTCAGGTGGTGGTATTGCAACTGCCGTAATCAATACAGGTGTTATGGGACCTGCAGGCATCATCACTGGTGGTGTTGGATACTCGACTACACCAAATATATACGTTCAACCAATCTTCATTCCTTCATCGGTTGGAACATCCACTGCAATTAATAATGTCAGTGCAGAGGCAGTTCTGGATGTTACAGGATCTCTTACACAAATTAGATATCGTAGTGCTGGTGCAGGATATACATTTAACTATCCTACTGTCGGTATTGACTCTGTTAGAGATCCATCCTTCGGAGAATATGAAAGAGGTATGGAAGTTGAAGGTCTGGAAAGTGGAACCAAGGGTACTGTCAAATCTTGGAACATGCCCAATAAGACTCTCGAACTTACCAGAGTTGATGGTAGTTTTGTCATTGGAGAATCTATTGTTGGTGCTGGGGTTAGTTACACGATCTCTACTATTGATTTCAGTGGTGATAACACGGGATTTGGTGATAATGAAAACATCGAGACTGAGGCAGACAAGATTCTTGACTTCTCAGAAAGGAACCCATTTGGCGAGTTCTAAATAGTTAATAATTTGGTCATATCATGTTAGCCCCACATTTTTATCATCAAGTAATCCGAAAGACTATTATTG